CCTGGCCTCCGACCTTGCCATATTTATGAGCCTGGACGAATTTGCCGATGTCCATGACATTGACGGTCAGCACGTTGCCTGTGTTTTTGATAGCGACATAATCAAGGGCGGCAGCTCCTACGATGGCATTTATGTTAGTACTAAAAAGCTGTACGTCAAAGCCAGCGATCTGGATGGCCGTCCTATAGAGGGTCAGCATATGCACGTGGATGGGAAGCTATACTTGGTGGCTGACTGCGCTGAAAACACGGGCATGTTGGAGATTACCCTGGAGGCTAATAGAGCATGATTGAGATTAGATTCAACCGTGAGCAATTAGATCGAATTGACCGGCTAATTGAGCGTGCCCCCCGGCAAATGCCAAAAGTTATGGCTCGGGCGATTAACCGAGCCATTGAAACCACCAGGACGGAAGCCTCCCGTAAAATCAGGGAGACCTACTATATAAAAGCCAAGGACATAAAGGCCAGCCTGACGCTGAAAAAGGCATCGGCAGGAGACCTAACCGCCCGCATAACATCAAGGGGTAGCACGATCCCGCTAACTAAATTTAAGGTAAAGCCCCAAAAACCTCAGCCTAAAAGAAGGCTGGTAGTTGTGGCCCGAGTAAAAAAGGGCGCAGGCGGGCCAATAAGCGGGGCGTTCGTCGCTCAAATGAGAAGTGGCCATATTGGGGTATTTAATCGTGTGGCCGGACCCAGGCTGCCTATTACCCAGCGCTTTGGCCCGGCTGTACCGCAAATGCTCGGCGGCCGTGAAGTAATTACACACGTTCAGGAAAAGACCACGGAAAGACTTATGGGGCGTCTCGAACACGAAGTTGGGCGAGTGCTGGGAGGTAACTAATGACAAACATAACCATGACGCCTATTGCATTGGTTGACCGGTTAATTGAGTTTATCACTCCGGTGGTGGCTGAATATGTGCTACCGTCTAACGTGCCCGGGATATCTAAAGCACCCCAGGTTATTTCAGGCTATCTTAAAGAGAAGAAACCAATGGCAAAACAAGAACCGCCGGACTTTCCATATGTGATTGTGCGGTATTTGGATGATACCGACACTGACGAGGGAGCAACCGCCAACGTCAAAATAATAGCCGGCACATACAGCGAGGACACTCAAGATGGCTGGCGGGATTGCATGAATGTAATAACCAAAATAAAAGTGGCATTGTTGAAACAGCGGTTTTTCGGCCCCTTTAAAATTGAAAAACCAATTAAAACTGAACTACCAGAAGATCAGCCATACCCAGAGTGGGTGGCTTTTTTAAATTTAACCGTAACAATCCCCCAGGTCCAGGAGGAAGGAGGATACCAAAGTGGCATCCAGTGGTAAAAAAACAGCGAAGTCAGCGGCCAAGGAAAGGCCGCTTATTTATTGCGGCCCGAACCTGCCCAAAGGTGTGCTGCTACAGTTCACCACTTTTAAGGGCGGTGGAATGCCCAAGCATCTGGAAAAGCATGTCGAGGCGTGCCCGGCTATCAAGCGGCTGTGTGTCCCGGTGCCTGATATGACCAGTACGATGGACGCAATTGGAAAGAAAGGCACTGCCGAAAATGTTTGGTTTGTGCAGGTGCAAGAGTATATTGAGGGTGGTGGTAAATAGTGGCATATAAACACGGGGTCTACATTAGCGAGGTACCCACCTCTATTATTCCGCCGGTGCGGGTAGCTGCCGGATTGCCGGTTGTTGTGGGCACGGCCCCTATAAACCTGGCAACAGATCAAAGTTATGTAAATAAGCCCATGCTGGCGTATACCTACCAGGAAGCTGTTACAGCCTTGGGGTACTCTGCAGACTGGGAAAAATACACCCTTTGCGAGTTTATGAAAAGTCATTTTGCCTTGTTCAGCGTGGCTCCGGTGGTGTTTATAAACGTCCTTAGCCCAACCACACATAAGGCCGACGTGGCCGCAGCGGACATGGCTCTGACCAGTGGTGCGCTGACGATTGAGCAGGACGGTATTTTACTAAGCACTGTGGTTGTAAAACTAACCTCTGCAGGCCAGGCCCTTGTAAAAAATACCGACTACACAGCTGCATTTGACGCTGACGGGAATGTGGTGGTAACCCGAATTGCAACCGGCACAATCCGGGTTGATCAGGAAACGCTAAACATCGCCTATTCGCACCTGGACGCATCCTTGGTGGATGCTGACGACATTATTGGGGGCGTGGACGTGCTTACCGGGGCATATACCGGCCTGGAGCTGGTTAACCGAGTATTCCCCCTTTTCCGCCTGGTGCCCGGGCAAATTCTGGCCCCGGGGTGGTCGCATGATGTAGAAGTAGCCGCCGTGATGAAGGCAAAGTCTAGTAATATTAACGGACTATTTAAAGCTATTTCCGAATGCGATGTTGACAGCGGCGAAACAGGGGCGGACCTTTACAGCGAGGTGCCCGCATGGAAAAATGACAATAACTTTACCGACCCATTGCAAATTGTGTGTTGGCCGAAAATCAAGCTGGGTGATGACGTTTACCATCTATCCACGCAGGTTGCCGGGGTAATCTGCAAACTGGACGGCGAGAACGACGACATTCCGTATCATAGTCCGTCGAATAAAAACCTGCAGTGCAATGCTGCTGTAACTGATGCTGGCAGCGAAGTGTCCCTGGGCCCGGAGCAGGCCGCATACCTTAATGGTGAGGGCATTGTCACGGCGCTCAACTTTATCGGTGGATGGAAGCTATGGGGTAATCGTACTGGTGCTTACCCAGGTAACACCGATGTTAAGGATACCTATATCCCGGTTAGAAGAATGTTTAACTGGGTGGGCAATACTCTGATTTTGACCTACTGGCAAAAGGTAGATGACCCTACCAACCGTCGCCTGATTGAAACCGTAGTGGATTCGGTAAACATCTGGCTGAACGGTTTAGGGGCTCGGGGTGCTTTACTCGGGGGTAGGGTTGAGTTTCAGGCCGATGATAACCCAGTGACCGACTTGCTTAATGGCATTGTACGGTTCCACGTTTATATCACGCCGCCGGTGCCGGCCGAGGATTTTGAATTTGTGCTTGAATTTGACGTCTCTTATTTTGAGACGCTGTTCACAGCTTAGGGGGTGTGAGTAGATGGGCATTAATGTTGTACCTGAGCGCCTGACAGCCTTTCGCGTATACCTGGACGGCACCACTGACATGGCCGGCGTGGCTGATATTCAACTGCCTAGCCTGGAAAATCTATCTGAAACCGTGAAAGGTGCAGGCATCGCCGGTGAGTATGAAAGTCCGACCGTGGGCCATTTTGCGTCCATGCAACTAGTGATAAATTGGCGGACCGTCACAAAAGACATGCTTAAAACCTTGCGACAGAAAGCACAGCGGTTTGATTGCCGTGGGGCGTTCCAGGAATATGACGCCGCCGCCGGTGAATATGTGATCCGCCAGTGCCGCACGGTGGTTCAGGGTATCTCCAAAAAGGTAGATATCGGCAAACATGAAACCGGGGCGACCAGTGACGGCAGCAGCGAAATAGAAGTGCTTTATCTGAAAATCAGCATAGATGGAAAAACCATGGTAGAAATCGACAAGCTAAATTATATCTGCATCATTGACGGCGTTGATTATCTGGCCGAAGTTAGGGCAGCACTGGGGATATAGGGGTAAGACAAAGCAGGTCATTAGTTTTTGAAAGGTGGTCCATATGAAAGTAATTAAACTTAAAACACCGATTACTTTTGAGGATAAAGAATATACGGAGTTAAACTTTGACATCGAAGCACTGACCGGCAGGGACCTGGTGAAAGCCGAGCAGGAGGCCGCTGCTATCTCTCCGCAGGGCCTTATGCCCGAGCTGTCAAAATCGTATAACGCAGTTGTCGCGGGTAAAGCATGTAAGGTGCCGGTTGATCTGATTATGGCTTTATCGGTAAAAGATTTTACCTTCCTTACGGTGAGTGTGCAAAATTTTTTAATGCTTTAGACATCAAAAAACGGGCCGACATAAGGATGATTATGGAGACCTGTTTGGGTATGTCATTTAAAACCCATACCCCGGTTCCCTATTGGCTGTCGCGGCCATTGGGGGAATTATTTATGTGGGTCGATGTATGTATCAGCATGAAAGGCGGCGGCGGGCGTGGCAAGAGGTAGAATAATGGAAATGGCCATTGAACTGCAGGGTCGAATCAATTCGAGCCTTCGGAGTGCCTTTGGTGGTGCATCATCTCAAATGCAGCGCCTGGACCAGCGTACCCGGCAACTACGCGAAAGCCAACGCGCCTTGGACGAGGCATATTCCCGGGGTCAGTTGTCCATGCGGGATTATCAGGAGCGTCTGCGGCAGTTACAGGGTCAACTGGACCGCACCGGGGAAGCCCAACGGCGACTCCGAGAATTGCAAGAGCAGCGGACTAATATCCAGGGGCAGAACGACGACCTTGGCGGCAAGGCCGCTAGTACAGCAGCAATGGCAACTCCCATAGTTGGTGCTACTATGGCAGCTGTTGGTTATGCTGATGTCCAAAAACAAATTCGTATACAGTCCAATCTCACCGCTCAGCAGTCAGAAACAGCTTGGGAGGCAGTGAGGCAGGCACACCTTTCCGGCCTGGGCGAAGGAGTCCAGGAAACTGCCACAGCGTATGCTCAGATGAGTAGCATTATAAAATCCGAAACCGGCCAGCAGCAGCAATTAATACTACAGGGGGCGCTGGCGGTTGAAAAGTATTGGGGTGAAGCACCGGAGAGTGTTTCTAAAGCGGTCCACAGCTTGGTTGGCAACTTTAAAGAATTAACTAACACCGGGGCAATGGACATTGTTACTGCGGGCCTTAAAAATGGCCTAAACTATGCTAATGACTATCTTGATACCTTATACGAGTATGCGCCGCAATTTGACCGTATTGGCTATAATGCCGAGCAGTTTTATTCCGTTCTTGCAGCTGGCAAGGATGCGGGCGCGTTTAACTTGGATAAAGTAGCAGACGCCTTTAAAGAATTTAATATCCGGGCCAAAGACGGTTCAAAAGCCACGAAGGAAGGGTTTACGGCCATTGGCCTTAATGCCACCAAGATGGGTTTGGCCGTGGCTAACGGCGGCGACAAAGGTGTGACGGCATTAAATGCCACTGTAGAGGCCCTTCGCAATGTCAAGGATCCGGTGAAGCGTGATGCCGCAGGCGTGGCGTTGTTTGGTACCCAGTGGGAGGATTTGACTGAGAAGGTAATTCTAAATATGAAGGTCACCGACCAAGTGGGCAAAACCATCGACGGCGCTACAAAAAAGGTCGTCGATGCCGCGACGGATGCTGAGGAAGGCTCTGCATCATGGTATCAATTAGCCCGGTCATTACTTGACACAAGCGCAGCAATAGGGAAAACTTTATTACCCACCCTGTCCCCAATGGTCCAAAGCCTGAATAAAGGAGCTAATGCAGCAGCGAATTTTGCCGAGGAACATCCTGGATTAACCAGAGCAGTGGCGCTTGGTGCTTCTGGACTTATCGGTCTGCGTCTGGCTACAATCGGCTTGCGCTTCGGATGGAATCAGCTTAGGCTCATGGGCACAGATTTAAGGTTTGTTATTGAAAAAGTGCGAAATTCGCAACTATTAGCCACCATAGCCACAAAAGGGCTGGCCCTGGCACAACAGGGGCTTAACCTGGTCATGCGAATGAACCCGATTTTGAAGGTAATATCTCTGATTGGTGGATTAATTGCCATAGGGGTGTATTTATACAAAAACTTCGATACCGTCCGCGAGTACGTCGATAAACTATGGGGTACCTTTAAAAGCACCTTCCCTGGCGCAGCAGAATTTATTGAGAACGTGGCGGGCAAAGTCGGCGCCCTTTGGGACAAGCTGAAAGCCTTTTGGCGCTGGCTTGGTGGCAAAGGTGGCAGCGAATCTGAAACTGGTGGCAGTACCTCGGGATCAAGAGGAGTATCACCAATAGCTTATACCGGCTATGCTTCCGGCGGATTCGCCAACCGGCCGTCCATATTTGCCGAGGCTGGCCCAGAAGCAGCAATCCCCCTGGACGGCTCCAGGCAGTCCAGGCGTCTTTGGGAGAGGACCGGGGAACTGATCGGCGCTGGCAATGGCGGTACATCAATCCAGGTTACCTTTGCCCCTGTGATACACGGCGCCGGGCCGGAGATAATCCCGGCACTTCAAGAGCAGCAGCGTAGCTTCATGGACCAGTTTAAGGCAGTACTCCACCAGGAAAGGCGGGTTAAACTTGCCTAAAGAATACACAACAATCCAGGGCGACATGTGGGATGGAATTGCCAAGAAGACTCTGGGCAGCGAATACCACATGAGCGACCTGATCGACGCCAACCCGGTCCACAGGGAAACCGTTATCTTCTCAGCCAACGTGATCCTGACCATTCCGGAGGTGGCCACACCGACCCCGAAGAATCTACCTCCTTGGAAGCGGGGCGGTAGCTCATGAATGCCAGGCGCGCTCACCTACAGTTGACATATGAGAATGTGGATATATCCGCCGACCTAAAGACTCATTTGCTCAGCTGGGGCTATACCGACAACATGAGCGGCCAGGCTGATGACCTGCAGCTCACCCTGGAAGACCGGGCGCAACTCTGGACCGGGGACTGGATGCCTGAAAAAGGCGCTTCCGTAAAAGCCAAAATCGTCCGGGATGACTGGGATGAAGAAGGAAAAACAGACGAGCTTGACCTGGGCCAGTTTGAGATTGACGAAA